CCAGATATACTAGCGTATTTTGTGTTAAATTCAGACAAATTAATCTTTTGGTCTGCAACATATATGTATTCATTAAAATCAACCAAAAAGTCTGGTGCACCAATAAGTCTTAATAAAATTTCAATTGATTTTCTAGTTCCTTTAGATTTAAATAGAAATGCAGAATTTAATATTAAGTTTCTATAGTATTGATAATTTAGTTCATCAGGTGTTTTTCCTTGTGACACACCAGTAAATGTATTATCTTCTGATTTAAATAATGAATTAAGTAAATCGTCTTCTGTTATTGGTGATATGTTTGTTTTCCACCCTAAAGTTTGTGCTAAATTCTTTAATAGTTGTGATGGTATATCGTTTTTAACATTATAATTAACAGAATTAATCATACTAAGAGCATCAATAAAAGTTTTTGTATTATCAAAACTTCTACCATATATTTGTAGCATTTTTTCTACTTTTTTATCTTGTGTGTCAAATTCTTTTAATGAAGCTGTTGTTAAAAATCTAGATATTAAATTTGTTTTATAGTCATCAAAATTTCTAGCAAAATTATTTAGTTTTTCTAGATATTGATTAAATAAATTTGATCTAATGTCTATATTCCAGGGTCCATCTATTGGGAATGTTGCAGAATCGTATGTAAATTTATAATTTCCATCTTCTTGTAGTACTGGTACATTAAAAAATGCAACATATTTTGGTGTTATATTCCTATTTAATAAAAAGTTTTCAACACCATCAAAATCATCAATAAAAACTTTATTAACGTACATGTCGTTTGGTCTTATTGTAAAATTTTGGTCTGTTGTAGTTTGGTTTGGAAATGGGTTTCCATTTATATATAATTTTAAGTAAGTACTATTTGGTGTTGTTGCTACAATATCATTTATTGTGTATTCATCACCATTTATAAAAATTGAGTACTTACCAAAGTTCTTTTTAAAGTTTCTTAAATCAGAAACATTGATTTCAGATGCGTTTATGTTTTTATCAGCGTTTGTTGAATAATCAATTCCAAGTGGGTTTCTTATAGCTGTTAATACAACGTCCATTTCTGTCTCATCTTCTACTGAATCATACTGTATATTTTCAACTGTATTTCCTTGACTATAATCTCTTCTAGTTTTTTGTACATCAAGAGCTGCTGGAAAATAGTTAATAATCCTTGTAATAGAATTTGAGAATCTTAATCTTAGTGACCCATATAATGTAAAGTTTGTAACTCTTGTTAAATCATAATTTGGGTATATCTGAAAGTTGTTTGCAACAAGTTGTCTAGATTCTTCAACATTTGTTATGTTCATCGTATCTAGTGATATTGGATCTGAAAAAGACCCAATTATAAATTCTCTATCTTGTTTTTCAGTAATACTTGTTGTAAACTCGAAATTTCCTTGTGTAAAACCTCCCCCATCAACTAGTTGGAACCCTACTAGATTGTCAGAAAAGGACCCTTGGCCCGAAGCTTGTGGTGGACAAGTAAATTTGTTCGACATTATGCAACTATATTATTAAATGCTTTACTAAAATCTATATTCGTTCCTCGATCTTGTCTAACCTCATATAATAATTCATTAAACTGATCTCTAATTTCGTATAGATTGTATTGTTTATATATATTATTTTCGTTGTCGTAAATAGTATAAACACCATCATCAATAGATTTAGTTTGATTACCATATAGAGCAATTGCTAATGTTGATATGTCGTGTTCTACCATCTCAACTTCTGTTGTTATTGGGTTAAAGAAAGTATTTGTTATAATTATATCTTGATTTGGTTGACCAATAAATGGTGTTGCGTTTGGTTTATTGGTTGGTGATGCTGATGGCGATAGTGTACAAAAAATTAAATTAGAACTAGCTTCAACATATCTATATCTAATAGCTTTTTGTGATGTATTTGTTAAGTTTTGGTAAATTGGTTCACAGTAAAATGAAGATGTTATTAGTCTAAAGAAATTTGGTATTTTTGTCCCATTTTCGTTTAGATATTCAACTCTAAACCCAACTAATCCTTGATTTACAAACTTATTTCTAAATTGTGGTGGTACACCATTTATATCAATAACAATACCTTTAACATTTGGTAGAGCGGATAAAACGCCACAATCAGTTATTTTAGTTCTAATTTCAGCCGGTCTAATATATAGGGTGTATATTCCTAATTTGTTAAAAACATCAGCTGGTAGTTTTAAATTATATAAACCACCCAAAATTTCAACATCTGCGTTACCTCCAGTTTGTGAATTATGGAAGTATGGTCTCAAAACTTCTTTTGAGTTTAATTTTGTTAATAGAAAATTGTCAGTATCGTCTCTAGATGGTGTGTAATTTAAGATAATTTCAACATCATCTGGACTTACATCTGCCGGTCTAATCGTTCCATAAGTTCCTGTTGCCACGTTTAGTTATTTATTTAAGTTTATCTATTTTTATAAATAGTATATTTAATATTTTTTGACATTAAAGTATCCATACCCATATTTTGATATGTCACCTAAATTATCAACCTCACCAAGTCTTTGTATTGCTTCTAGACCAGATATTTTTCCTCTTTCGACAAATAAATTAGATTGTATCTGTGGTTCATCAATAACATTTAATAAAGCTTCGTTTTTAGTTAATGCTGATAATGTATAATTTTCATCAACAATACCATATGATGTAAAAAAATATATCGTTTTACCATTTGGAAAATCCCAATATAATACGTCATTTATTGTATATGCTGTATACGAATTTGTTGGGTCTGGTCCATATACAATACCAGAATTACCTGATGTTCCAGTTACTGGTACGTTTAGCTTATATTTACCACCAAATAAATTATATTTTGGTCCATATTGTGCTAAATCGGTTAATGAGCTCTTTGTATAACCTGTTATTACAAATGGTGTTGTTGTGTATCCGCTTGAATTATAGTCTTCTATATTCGTGTTAGAGTCTCCTGTAAATATGTAGTCGTAACTAACTGGTGTGCCAGTCCAATTACAACCTACAGCGGTAAAATAAGCGGTACCATTTGGGTTTGGTATTGTGGTTCCTGTAAATGGGACTATAACTTCTTTTTCTACTGTCGATATTCCCCAAGGAGAATAACTTGTCATTTTTATAGTATAGGTATTATTTCCAATTGGGTATGTGTGTGTTATTGGAGTATAACTAGTTATTGTTGTTTGTGGTGTACTATCACCCCAGTCAACAATAAAAGTATTTAATGATAAGAACTTTTTAAAATTTGTTTGTGACGTATTATAAAATATTATGTCATATGGTGATGCGGTATTTGCTGTAAATATAAAATTATTTACTAGTTCTTTTTGGTATATAGCCCCATCAAATGGTGTATAATAACCAAGGTCATTTACATTTTCAGTAAATAATAGTGGTATTGTAAGACAACTTAACAAAGATTCCCCATTTGTCCCACCGCTTAAAACAGTTGACATTGGTAAGTACACTCCAGTATCTCCAGTTATATTATTAATAGTTGTTGATGTTATTGGACAACAAGGATCTATAGTAACTGAAATATCTGTTTCCCCAGTATATGGTACAGTTACTAAATCACCTATTATATTTTCTGGTGATATTCTAAAATAATATCTTTGTTGTTGCATTATGGGTTAACGTATTGATACCAAAGTATTGGGTTTATGTCATCACCAACTCTATTGTTTGTTTGTGTTGATTTAACTTGATATGTTGTGTCGTTATAATCCAATTCTACTTTATAATAAAAATAGTCTTCACCATTAAATGTATAATAATTACCTAAAAGTGTTGATTGTGGTCTATTCATCATAGTTATGAATTTACCGGTTCTAGCATTAAAAAATTTTGCCGACATATAAAATTCATCGATATCTAAATATGCTTGTTCTCTTAACCAATAAATAAAAAACCCTTCTTTATCACCAATATAATCTAATCCATATTTTGGTTTTCTTATTTCAGCGTTTGTTAAAAATGGACTAATTGTTACGGTGTCAAATTCACCTTGTTGTACTGGTAGTATTATTGTAAAATAGTTTTTTTGTGAAGCTTCGGTTTTTGTATCATAGAAATCTAGTTTAAAAAATGACTTGGTGAATGGTTTTACGTATGAATATATTTCATTGTTTGAGAAACCTAATGGTATATATGAGTTTGTCCAAGATGTTACATTTGATATTGTTTGTCCTGTATTAAAAAAATAAAACTCGTAATTTATTTTTGTTATAAACTGGTTTACAATTGTTGATAAATACTCTTTGTGTGCAAACCTAGATAGTTCAAAATCAATTGGTTTACCAACAACCTCTTCAACAACTGATTTTTGATATTCGTCAATTGCTTGATCTCTTTCTGAAAAATCCCATTTTATTTCAAGTGGGATATCCAATTGTTTATCAATTGTTGGTAATGTTAATTTATATTTATTCACAGCCATCGATTTCTGGGTCTACTATTTCGTTTATGTTTGGTAATCCAATTCCTTCTGGAAAAACTCTAAAAATTGTGTTTTGATATGGATAATGTTTCCCATTTGTGAATGGATAATCAACACCTAAATTTTCTGTATCTATATAACCAAATGGAAAAATATCTCTCCACCTAAAACCATTTGATGCGTTTGAGTAAAAGGCGTAATCAGGTATTCCAACAACTTCCGCGTCAGCGTCTGCTTCCTCTATATAGTCTGAATAAACTTTTATTGTTATTGAGTTGTGTGGGTAGTAATAATATCCATATGGATTGCTTGGGAATAAATTATATCCTTGCACAAAAAAGTTTTGGTTAAATGTTATTTTATTGACGTATCTAGATATCACCCTTTCTTTTTGTTCATAATCATTCCATTCACAAAAATCTCCATCAATAACATCACCTTCATTTAAATTTGACATATAAATAAATGGTCCATTTGTTGGTGATGTATTTGAGTTATATTGTTGTGTTGGTATATTTGTATCTTATAAAATGTTATTCTGATCCCACCATTGACTTGGTACTTGGAAAAATAGTGGTGTGTTAAATTCGTGTCCTTGTTTTATTTTATTAGTCCAACCCCAATATCCTTTCCATATTGTTGTA